ACCACAGCGTCGGACCCTCGACCTCCGCCCGCCTTGCGATCTCCGCCGCCTACCAGGCCGCCCTCATGAACGAGGCCACCCTGGCAAACGGCGGCAAGCTCTCGGGCATTATTACGCTTCCTGCCGGCGTAGCGCTCTCCGAAGCCGAGCGATCAGCCATGCTGGCCAAATGGGAGTCACGCCACGTGGGAGCCCGCAGGGCCGGCAAGATCGCCATCATGACCGGCGGTGCCGATTTCAAGCAGCTCTCGCAGTCGATGGTCGATCTCCAGATGGTCGATCTGCGACGCTTCGACGCCGCAGCGATCTGCGCGGCCATCGGCGTTCCCGGCGAACTCGCCGGCCTCAACGCCGAGGCCCAGTACGCCCACGGCCCCGCGCAGCAGCGCTTCATCATCAATACCGTCTTGCCCATGCTCGCCTTTGTCGGCGAACATATTACCCGGGGCATCCTTCCGAGATTCAGGAACAAACCCAAGACGGCCGCAAAGGCCCTTGCAAGCCGCCTGGTGCCCAAGCAGTGCGGCCGTGTTGAAAAGCTCGCCTCCTTCAGGAAGGCACGCACAGCGGCCCTCACAGGCCGCAGAAAGCTCTATCTGTGGTTTGTTGCCGAGGATCATCCGACGATCCAGGCGATGATCCAGGAGCGGGCCGACAAGGTCCTCAAGTATACCGAGTCCGGCATCCCCTTAAATGCCATCATCAAAACCTACGACCTGCCCTTTGAGGAAGTGCCCTGGGGCAACGACTGGTGGATCCAGCCGTCGCTGGTGCCGGCACGCCTCATCATGGATGCTGGCAGCGATATCCTTACGGGTACGCCGTATACCGAGGAAGATCCCGCAGCTGCCCCGCCTCAGGCGCCCGCGCCGGAGGCACCGAGCGACAATCCAAAATCCAAAGTCCACAATCTAAAATTGATTGACGATCCCGCCAAGCTGCGCCTCTGGAAAAACTGGGTAATCTCATGGGCCGGCATCGAAAAGGAATACGCCGCCGCCATGAAGAGCTACTTCCAGATCCAGCAGCGGCTCGTCATTGCCAATCTCAAGCGCGAGCTTGATACCAAGGGCCTCTCAAAGGCCGACGATTCGATGATCGCCCGCATCGTCTTTGACGTCATCAGCGACAAGGGCAAGCTCCGCGCCATTAACGAGGTCCACGTCGAACGGGCGGCCCAGCTCGGCATCATGCAGCAACTCGCCGAACTCACCCGCCTTACCGGCGAGGCCCGCCGCGAGGCCCTCGATGCGGTGACCCGCAGCCAGGCGATCCGCTCGACGATCAATTATTCGTCGCTCAAATTATCCGGCGTCGGCCGCGTCACGCAGCGAAGGCTTGCCAGCAGCCTCTCCGAAGGGCTCGACAAGAACGAATCGCTCAACGATCTTACCGACCGCGTCCGAGCCGTCCTGGGCGAAAACCGCGCGAGGGCACTATCGATCGCGCGCACCCAGACGGGTTCGGGCGTCTCGGCCGGCCGCCAGGCGGGCATGGAATATGCCGGTGCATCGAAGAAGGCGTGGATCACCTCGGGCGATGAGGTCGTCAGGAAACTCCACGTCGAGGCCGGCCGGCTCTACGCCGACGGCATCGATGTCAAGGATGCCTTCTGGGTCGGCGGCGACAAGCTCCTCCACCCGGGCGATCCGCACGGCTCTGCCGCCAACGTCATCAACTGCCGCTGCGTCGCTGTACCCGTCGCGGCAAAGTCGATCGTCGCCCCTGCAGCCGAAGCCGGCTTCTACCAGTACCAAACCCTCTTAGAGGAGATACCATGAAAAAGACGTACCGCTTTGCAAGTATAAAGGCCGTCAATGCCGAATCGCGCACAGTCGATGCGGTTGCCTCGAGTCCTGCGCTTGACCGCGATAACGAGATCGTGCTGCCGTCGGCCTTTGTCGATACGCTGACCTCCTTCAAGGCCAATCCCGTCATCCTGGCCTGCCATCAGCACCGGCTCTCCAACGGCTCAAGCCCCGTCATCGGCTCGGCCGCTCCCGAGTCGATCGTCATTACCGACGATGCCCTCAAGTTTACGCTCCGCTTTGCCGCAACGCCCCTGGGCGACGAGTACTGGACGCTCTACCGCGACGGTCACATGCGGGCCTTTTCAATCGGCTTTATGCCCAAGGCATGGGAAGACAGGAAGGATGAAAAGCTCGGCTTTATCCGCACCTTCACGAAAGTTGAACTCTATGAAATCTCCGCCGTCCCGGTCCCGGCCAATCCCGACGCCCTCGTCGAAATGGCCGCCAGCAAAACCGCAGACGACGATACCGACAGCCGCATCGCCACGCTCGAGGCAGGGTTCGAGAAATTAAAAGACCTCGTCAGCGGCCGCGAGGAATTCGCCGAATCGCTCCTGGGCGACGAAACGGCAGACACCAGTAACGCCCAGACCCAGCGTCTATTAACCGCAATTATGAATGCAACAAAAGGAGTTTAGTATGCCGCCTGTCGAAGAAAAAACAATTCAGACGATCGAAGCAGCCCTGGCAGACCTGGGCAAAAACAAGGCAACCAAGAATGAGGTCATCACGCTCATCGACGAAAAGGTCGCCGAGGATAAAGCCATCCTCAAGGCACTGGGCGAAAACACCACCGTTATCAAGGGCCAGCTCGATGACGCCGTCACCGAAGTTGGCTCTCTCAAAAAGCAGCTCCGCGCCGTGATGGCCTCGGGGCTCGCCGATCCGTCCGTCAAAGGCCCCCTGGGCTGCTTTAAGTCCTATAGCGAGGCAAAGGCATTTGGCCTGTTGCTCATGGCCGGAGCCACCATCGGCACATCGATGGGCGAACGCCATGCAAAGAGCGCCATCAAGGCCCTCAAGGAAATGGGCATTGAGCCCCGCTTCACCGACGAGAATTTCAAGGCCATGACTGGTTCGAGCCAGACGGCCGGAGGGGCGCTCCTGACGAGTGAAACAAGCCCGTCGTTTATCATGCTCCTCGAACAGTACGGCCTCTTTCGCCGCTACGCCGCCAACGTTCCGATGGGTGCAGCCGAGACGATCATGCCCAAGGTCACCGGTCTTTTAACCAGCTACGTCCCCGGCGAGGGCGGCTCGGTCACGTCGTCGACCCCGACGATCCCGGCCGTGACCCTGACCCCCAAGACGATCAACTACCTCACCGCCTACTCGATGGAGCTCGATGAGGATTCGGCGGTCGGCCTTGCGATGCTCCTTGCCCCGATCTTCGCCCGCTCGATGGCGTATGACGAAGACCGCATCGGTTTCCTCGGCGACGGCACATCGACGTATTTCGGCTATACCGGTATCACGGGCGCCCTCTTTAATGTCGATGCCACCATCGGCAATATCAAGGGCATCGTCGTCGGTTCGGGCAACGCCTATTCGGAACTGGTCATCGGCGATTTCCAGAAGGTCGTCGGCACGCCCCTTGATTCGCTCGATGCCGCCCTGCGGTGGTTTGTCCACCGGTATTTCTATTACACCGTCATGGTGAGAGTCGCCCTGACAAGTTCGACAGCGGCCTCCGAAATCCTGCTGGGCCAGGCGACCAAGCAAAAGCAGTTCCTGGGCTACCCGGTCGATTTCGCCCAGGTCATGCCCAAGGCCGAGGCCAATAGTCAGATCTGCTCGATCTTCGGCGATCTCGGCTCGGGCGCGATGCTCGGCACGCGCGGCCAGGTGCAGTTCGCCTCCTCGTCGGAACGCTACTTTGACCAGGGCCTCATCGGCCTTCGCGGCAGAAACCGCATCGCCTTCAACGTCCACGGCGTCGGCGATACGACGGCAGCCTCGGCGATCGTGGGCCTTGCCACAGCGGCAAGCTAGTCCGCCTAACGTTTTCATCGCCGGGCCCGCAAGGCCCGGCATGCTCTTTCAAGGATTGGGAAAAAACTCGCGGTTAAAAACAATTTAAAACTTTTGTAAAAGGACATTACATGAACGCATTAAAGGACCTCAAGGCAAAGATCATCACGCCGCCGCAGCTCAAGAACAACGGCGCCTTTGCCTCAAACACGTATTTCGATACCGCAGGCGTCGGCGCCTCGCTGGTACTCATCGTCGCAGGCGTCATCGACGCGATCATCGGCTCAACCGATACGGCCCACGCCCTCAAGGTCGAAGAGTGCGACACCACCGACGGCACGTACTCCGATGTCTCGGGCGCGGCACTCTCGGCGGTCATAGCCGCCACCGACGACGGCAAGATGTACGGCATCCACATCGATCACGCAAAGACGCACAAGCGGTACATGCGCGTCAACGCCCCGACCGCCGGTAACGGTACCACCGGCTGCAACGCGGCGATTGTGGTGATTCAGAACCCGCTCGATGAGAGCCCCGGTTCTGCCGCCAAGATGGGTATGGCCGAGTTTATCCAGGCGTAGAAAAAAGCCCCGCAGGCGGCGATGAAAATCCCGCCTTCGGATTTTCAACTTTAGATTGTGGATTTTGGATTATGAAAAGAAAAGTGCTGATCTGCATACCGACGCGCGGTTCGCTCCACGAGCGCACGGCCGCATGGCTTGCGCACATGACCCCGCGTCCGGATATCTGCGCAACGATCATTCGGGCACGGCCCGAGGATTTCGCGC